CTGAGTCATTGGTTTTGCCCGACCACACTGACACCGTTTGCAGCAGCCTATCATAGTAACCGAGCTTGTCGTCGGTACTAAGGCCACGGTCTGCATAGACGGTGAGTGTTTCTGAGCCTCCGGAAGCTTCTCGTTCAATGAAGGAACGGATGGCTTCCGGCGATGAGCGTTGTGCTGTGTGGGACTTCTTGAGGAGCGAGAGTCCAATCGCCGTCATTGACATCGTCAATTCGAACATGGCCGGGACGGGGCCGGAGCCGCCGGTCTGGCTCATTTGAACGAAACGTCCGAGGGCCGAGCTGATGAAGGCGAAACCAACATGTTTGCCCGGCCAGCGGTGGGGTGCTGACGTGGTCATTTTCCTGAGGGCTCTGAGAACGAGGGGGTAAGAGCACGAGATCTCAATGTGTTTGTGGACGTGGTCGTACACGAAGTGGTACTTCTTCGCAAGGAAGTTGACCTCCTGTCGATACGGGTCGTAGGGGTTCCTGAAAACATCGCACTCAAGCCCTACTTTCATGCAGACCTCTTCGGCGGCACGCGTGACATGTGCCATGGGGCAACACGTGACGTTGTCATCGCCGGAGATGAGGAACATGTGTGGGAAGAGAATCGGGCAAAGCTGAATCATGGCTCTGTCGACCTCCTTGGTAGAGACTTGGGCGGTGGTGCCGTACAAAGCCAACGCCGGACACGTAACAAGTGTGTCGGAGTTCTTGGCAGCTTTGAGGAGCGCGTCACGCAGATCCCTAAGGAAAAGGTGGATGGCTCTGTAGCTGACCAGAGAGTTGACGATGTTGTTCCTGAAAGTGGTGCGGCCATTGCCGGAAAGGTTGCCGTTGGAGCGCCCATCTGGGTTCAGGATTTTCGGATTGAAACTGCCACGTTTTGAGCCATCTTCACTCTCAAACGCTTCCACAACTATGCGGGCGTTGTTGAGCATCTCTTCCAACATCGTTTGGCGTTTGGCAGCGTCGATGTGGAAGATTGCGATGTAGAGTTCTTGAAAGATGACAGTGGTGACAGCATCGCTCTGCGACGCGTCGAAGGCGCTAAAATCAGCGCTCGACAGGATTGATGAAGACATGCCCTTGATGGCCTGAAATCGGTCGACATCAGTGAAATCTGCGTGGTCTGACAACAGCACGTTGGCAACTGCGTCGATTTGGTCTTGGCCGAAGTTGTCGTAACCAAGAAAGCGCAGGAGTTTGGCTGAGTTGCACTCTCGAACATCGTCAGGGTCATTGACCTGGTACAGGAATGGAATGGCCCTGTGCTTGTTGGCGCAAGCA